TCATTCCGATTGTTTATACTGTGTTCCATATTCCGAAGGTTTACAACCGTACATTTCCTGAAAACATTTGCTTAAATAACTAGCGCTACTAAAGCCTACCCGTTCAGATACTTCTGTAATACTGAGCTTGTTTTCCAAAATTAGCTGAGCTGCTTTTTGCAAGCGAATATTACGGATAAAAAGGCTAGGCGACTGATCTAACAACGTAATAAGTTTCCTATAAAGTCCTGTGCGCTCCATACATAAATCGCGACTGAGTTGTTCGACCGAATAATTAGAATTATTCAGGTTTCTCTCAACCAAATCCATTGCTTTAGAAATGAACACAGAATCAGCCGAGTTCTCCTGTTTTTTGTCTGAATCGGATGACGATTCTTCGTTTACAAGTAGAGTACAATCCTCCGTATAAGAACGATGCTTCCCTTCTTTTTCGTATTGATTACATTGCTCAATCAGACTACGAATACGCAATAACAGAATATCTTCTTTATGCTGCCGCTCTATTTTTTTCTTTGTAATAGAAATATAAATCCTTACTCCTGCAATAACAATAAATAAGAAAAGAACGCTATAAATTATATATGCTATAGTTGTTTTCCACCAAGGAGCATATATTGTAATACTTATTTCCGTAACCCGATCATCCCATTGGGTAGCATTATCAGAAGCCTTCACTTTTAATTGGTATTTACCGGGAGGCAAATTTGTATAAACCAAGTGCAAAATACCATTTGCTCCAATTTCACGACCTTGTTTACCAACTGATATTTCCTGCCAATTAGCATCAACGCCTTCCAACTGATAACTATAAAATGTTTGCGCTTGATTTCTGTAATTAAGTGCCGAAAAATCGAAGCTTAAAAAATTCTGATTATATGCCAATTCTATATTGGTTGTATAAGGTGTTGTTTTTGTTAATAATATACGATTTCCATATTTTTTTCCTTGTTCTATCTTTTCTCCAAACAGGCTAAATTCGGTAAGTACCGGTTTAAACGGTAAATAGGAAGAGGCTAATTGATCCGGATTTAACACATTAAATCCATCTACTCCTCCAAAATACAGTTTTCCATCCGTTGCTTCAAAGGCTGAACCTATAGCATACTCACCTTCTAATGTGCCATCTAATAAATTATAATTAATAAACCGAAGCTTATTACTTACGCTATCGACCTGAATATGAGATATTCCATGACTTGTTGTTACCCAGATATTATTGTTTTTATCTTCTAAAAGCGCCTGTACAAAATTATTGGATAATCCGTCTTCGACATAAAAGGTTTGCTTTTTCTGCTTTTCCGAAATAAAAAGCTCCAATCCATCCGAAGTTCCAGCCCAAACCCAACCTCGTGTATCAAAACAAAGCGCATTATATAAATTTCCCTGATATATTCGCTCCTTTTGTCGATACAAAGCCCGATGTACATCTCCCGATAAAGAAAACGGGGAAACTGATACTACTTTTTTTTCATTTATAGTATTGTTATCGTACTGATAAATATTTGACTGCGATTTAAAAAAAATATTACCATTATTATCCTCGGCAAACGCCTCTATAATTAAATCGCCTCCCTGCTGCTCAGGAAAAGAAGAACGGCCAATATCTATAAATTTATATCGGGATGGATGATAATACAATAGTCCTTTATTAAAAGTCCCAACCCAAAGCCCTCCTTGACGATCGTAAAACAATGTACTTATTTCTGTAGAAATATTATCCCCGGTTGTTGTTCTCAATACCGGAATATATTGTTTTTGTTCCTCCTCAATACGCCAAATGCCATTAACTGTACTAATATAGACAGTTTCCTGAGGCGTAATTATAAGAGTATTCAGTACATAATCTACATCAAGTATTTTCTCCCACACTCGATTCTGAGGATCGAAAAAGAAAAAACCGCCTCGCGTGCCGTTGCGTAGTTGATAAAATCCTTTTTCTCCTTTAACAACAAGGGAAGTTTTTTCAAAGTACACTTGTTCCGTTTCGGGATATGCTGCAATATTATATAAACGTTCCCTTGTTTTCAGATCGTAGCACACAACCTCTCCGGTATTATAGAAAAGATAAAGATGATTATCTGTCGTCTGTAAATCTTGTAACTTCCCTCTACTAAAAGATAAATCAAAAGAATCAGAATTATAAGTTTGCAATAGTCCGTCAACTGTAAGCAACCACATCCGCGACTGATTGTCTAAAAACATATCTACTACCGTTTTTTCAACTCCTACTTTTCGAAAACGAATTTCCAGTTTTTCCTCATATTTCTCTTCATAAAGATTGATACACATTAATTTATACTGGTCTTTAATCCATAAAAGAGAATCTCCATCCTGATAAATGCGGTAATGTCCTTCGTACCCATTCAAATGATAAATATGCTCGGTACTCCGATGAATATATGAGAAATGCGAACCATCGTAAATATTAACGTTTCCACTCGTTGTAAATACCATCCGTCCATCAGAAAGCTGTAATATATATCGAATCTGATTATCGCTTAAACCACTCGATGTATTTACCGGAGTAAAGATAAAGTTATTCCCTAATGCTAACACTTCGGTATAAATTAACATTAAAAGAAGCAATATGCTCCCTGCCCTTTTTATTATATCACAAAAAAACGATGACTTTATAAACATATTTTGTTTCTCTCTATATCAAATTAACAAGGCTTCCCTTCTACAAAAATATAAAAATATATATGCATTAATCAATTGCGACTTACGTCGTTTATCTTTTTCTCAACCCTCTTCAGCTTAGTCTAATTTCTTATAATCGATTTTAAACAACACTTATTAATATCTATTCTTTAAGTCTTTTGCTCTAACCAAAAATCCTGTTATCTTTGCACCCACATGTTTTGGAGAGGTGCTCGAGTGGTTGAAGAGGCATGCCTGGAAAGCATGTATACGGGTAACTGTATCGAGAGTTCGAATCTCTTCCTCTCCGCTGAGTAATATAAGGGAAAACGGTTTAAAACGCTGTTTTCCCTTTTTTAATACCTTCAAAACAGGTTTTTCAATCTATTTTTACTTTCCCACGATTTCCCACAAATTCCCACGTTTTTTCATTAAAGTTCTACCAAAATCGTAGTTGGTAGAAAAAGCGGTAGAACAAGTATCATATTTTTTAATACCTTTGTCTGAAACGCTAATCATTAATTAGTTATGGATGGACTGTCTATAAGGTTTGTTTTTGACCGCAAAGGGGAGACAAAGAATGATGCTAAGAAAAAAGCATTGGTACAAGTGGAAGTTTTCGATAAGGTAAGCCGTAAGAAAGTTTATATATCTACCGGTGTAAAAATTATTCGGGAACAATATTCTTCAGATTCCGGATTTTCAGTAAAGAAACATCCCAATGCTGCCGTAGTGAAATCAAAAGCGCATAATATCTACAATAAGGTAGAAGCATTCATATATTCTGATGAATGCCAAAGTATCGATGATGTAAAGAATTGGGATAAGACAGAAGAGAATATGACAACCAATGTTGTAGATTTCATCCGGGCTGACCTGAAAAGACGTGATGTGTCCTATACTACATTAGAATATAACAATTCCTTCATTAAGCGTTTGAATGAGTTTGGGAAAATAAAAACATTCAGAGATCTAACTTTTGCCAATATCGAAGACTTTGATCTTCACTTAAAGAAAACAATCAAGTCTCAACCTACCTTATACAAACGTCACTCTCTGTTTAAAGGATATATAGAAAAAGCAAGAAGGCGTGGACTCATAGAGCGTAATCCATACGATGATTTTGTATTCAAGAAAGGAAAGTCCGAAGATCCGGTTTATCTTGTCGAATCAGAAGTAAAACAAATAATTGATTATGAGCCAAAAGGAGTTTCTAAAGAAAGACTACAAAGAGTAAAAGATTTATTTATATTTCAATGCTTCACTGGATTATCCTATAAGGATACTCAATGCTTCAAAAAAGAGGATATTAATATAGTCAATGGCGAAGAACAAATACATGGTAATAGAGAAAAGACAGGAGTGCCATATGTTATCTTCGTTCTTCCTAAAGCAAAGGAAATACTGGATAAATACAATTATAAACTACCAGTTATTAGTAATCAAAAATACAATGACTATCTAAAACTACTTATTAGTTATATAGGAATTGAAAAAGATGTTACCACACATACCGGAAGACATACATTCGGAACATATCTCATAAATAATGGAGTAAGTATTGAGGCTATACCTAAGATTATGGGACATACTAATATGAAGCAATCACTTCTTTATGCTCGTATGTTAGGAGTTACTGCTATCAATGAAATGAAAGCAAAGTTGCTTAAAAACGAGGAAGAAAATGATGAAGATGATTAGTTAATAATCCGTAAATAATCATATATTCCTTTTCCCACATTTTCCCACATTGTTCCATCTTGAAATCAGCCTGTTGACATGGGCTGATTTTTGTTTTATCATTGTCTTACTAATCAAAACACAAGGCAGTTATGGAGCAAATGTCATTAGCTGAATTTTCACAAAAGGTAGGTATTCCCGAAGATGAAATAAAAGGAAGGTCAAGAAAAGAGAGTATTGCCATTGCTAGAGAACTATATTGGTTATATCTCTATAAAAATGGAAAAGGTTATCGAAAAATATCACAACTGGATGGGCGTAAACCCGAAACTATACTAAGCGGGATCAGGACAATCAGAAACCTCATAGAAACAAATCATCCGCTAGTTGAGCAGTACAAAGAACTTATTAAATCATTTTATAATCAAAAACAAACCAACTAATTTACAGTATGGCTAGAATCCAAACACCCATTAATGGAATAACAACAACATCAACATACAGCGATGGAGATTGTTATTCACTCGTAAACCTACGCTCCAAAAACGGAGCATTACATCCGGTAGCACCACGTAAAATTGTGCAGGAACTATCACAGAAGTATAGCATTGTTTTCGTACATCAAAACAATGACTATAAGAACTGGATAGGAGTTGTAAATAACGAAGAAACCTCTTCGGTATATTGGGATATACGCAGTGATAAACCTAAACTTATACAAGAAAACATTCAGGATAAAATACACAGTATACAACAGACAGGTAATACTATTTCTCTTGTTACCGAAGATAATGTATTCTACCTATTCTATCATAACTCCGAATATAGGTTTTTAGGAGAAATTCCCGAATTACCTCCAATTATGATAGGATCGATGCCTGTCACAAGCAGAGGACAGACTCATTGGTTTAGATTCGATGATGAGTATGGAAGTGGAACAATAACAAAAGACTCATTTATTGATGCGACTAAAGGATTGGTTAACATTGGAATGAATAAATTAGTCAATGGATGGACTGGTTCAAGTGGTATTGAACATAAAGGTTATGGATGGATGTTTTTTGATGCATGTCTTATAAGATATGCATTCAGGTTATTCGATGGTACATTGGTTAAACATTCTGCACCAATTTTATTTATGCCTACTAATTACATAATAAGGGCGAAAAATATAATTTATAAATTTTCGGGAGGAAGATTAACCGGTGATTCAGAAATTTTTGTAGGAGGATATCGTGCAACATTAAATTACAATTTTGCGTTCCCCGATTGGGAAAAATGGAAAGACATTATAACTTCTGTAGATATGTTTGTATCTGCGCCTTTAGGAGTATCAAACATTGAGAATATACGAAAAGATATGCCAACCAATGATACTGTCTCAACTTTAGCCTTCAATTTAATAAAAGAAATATCATCCGATGCCTTTAGGAGTATAGAAGAAAGCTCAACATTTTATTATGCTAAAAGCTTTGATTTAGGAGTTGCTAATGTTGATTTATCAAATCCTGACATATTCCCTTCTAAAGATAAAGAACTAACTAAAATGGATAATCTTATTTATCAGGAAGTAATGTCCGATGATAATCTATCCAATCACAAATACGGATCAAAAGTTAGTTATGCATACAACAACAGGTTACATATAGCTGACATAAAAACAACCTTTTTTAATGGATTTGATCCACGACAATTTCAATGGTATAACACAAAAGATAGCAGGAGCGGAGACTATAACGGATATAAATATATCGATGCCCCGTTTCAAAAGTGGAAGCGTTTAATTATTGAGGTTGAAATAGCAACAGGATACTCAACAGAGAGGGTATATAAATCGTATACTGAAGATGATAGCACAGGCTTCTATAAATTGTTCATGTCCGCATTTATATCCTATCCCGATCCCCGTGCAAAAAGGTTAATAATATACATGCTAGCCGAAGATGATAATTACTATCAGGTTGCTAAATTTAATCTTACTGCACACAAGTTCATGAACTTAGCTTACTTTATTAATGATGGATTAAAACCTATTATATCAGATAACGTATCCGTTCAAGTTACAGAACCCGATATTAGTAAAGTAGCGACAATTCAAGAACCCAATAAAATAAAAGTATCAGAGCTTTCTAATCCTTTACGATTCCCTAATGCTAATACCTATTTGGTAAGTAACGGGACTGTCTTGGCAATGGCTACCAATACAATGAATGTGTCTGATCGTAATTACGGACAATTCCCATTATATGTATTCACATCTCAAGGAATATGGAATCTGAACGTTGGCAGTAACGAGGTAGTATATTCTTCTATTTCTGCACCAACACACCCCGAAGCCCCTACAACATCGGTTGTGTGTTCCACTCCATTCGGTGTTGTGTTTACATCCCAACGTGGCTTACAAATTATAAACGGGCAGTCTGTTGAGTTTATATCACCACAATTAGAGTCGGACTATCTGCATATAAACATGGAGTTACCTGACGCCCAATGTAAAGATGTGATATATCTATTCAATGATAAATCTTTTAAGGAGTACTTAAAAGGAATAGAGAACATAATTTACAACCCTTATGAATCTGAAATTATAATTTCCGACAGGGATTCACCATATAATTATGTATTAAATTTAGCCAGTAAATCGTTCTACAAATCAACGGAACAAATAGATATTACAGTCGAAAATGTATTTCCTAAATTATTGGTTATAGGTAACAATATATTAAAAGACTATGAAGTGTCTAATAATAAATATGTTCATATAAGTATAGTGTTGCGTCCACTTATATTTGGTTCTTTAGATATAAAAAATCTTGAACGCATTATACTCAGGGCTTTATTGGTAGATATTCAGAATATAACCGAAAATAAAAAATCAGTAATAATGGCTCATCATTCTAACGATGGCGTTAATTTTCCTGCATTAAGGGGGCTAACTACCAATCCATGTAACAGAAGCGATTACGATATGGGATTGTTCGCTTCAAGTAAGTTCCGGCAGTTTATTTTTTCGTTTGCAGGCATGGTAGACGAAAGCAGCAGAATCAATTTTTTGGACACACAAATAAAACAAGAATACGATAATTCAAAAATGAGGTAATAATAAATTAAGGTCTTGTTAAAATATAAAGGAGCGAAATCTTCGCTCCTTTATTCATTCTTCTATTTTTGAGTATCTTGATATAGTATATCTGCCTCCTAGCCGTCCGGTCAACATTACTTCTATAACAAGTTGTTCCTCTTCAAAATAATATCGGTATACATTTATAGGTTCTCGGTTAACTATATGGGTAATAAAACCATCCTTTATACTATAAAAGGAGCGAGTTATGGGATTGCCAACTTGATGAATAATTATCGTATTGCTTGTTTGTATTTCAATTTTAAATTCTTTATTTCCAAACATACTAGATTCAATAGGTATATTAGGTGCAGTCCCCCAATTCCCTAAATATTCTGTAATAGCAGCGTTCGTGTCATAATCTAATACCCCGTCTCTCCAATAGGCAGGCATTATTGTTTTTGAATACTCTACTTTCCAATTACCTACAAGTAAAGGATCTGTTTTTACGCCATATCTGTTACCATTGCCGCCTCTGCTATCACTATCATCATCTGAGCAAGCTGCAAACAGCACAGCAAACAAAAGCATGTATAATATTTTTTTCATAAAACTCTAAGTTTAATCACGCTCAAATGTAAACAATATTTATTTTATTAAGTATATCTTTGATTCCGAACTTTAACAATATACTAATGAAAGATAAAATTAAATCTATTTCGATTGCTATTATAATAATTATAGCTCTACTCGCATTTACAATTTATACAATGTACGAAATACTGACTTCTCCAAAAATACTTACTCTTGTTTTCATATTCATTATTGCTGTTATGTTATTCTTTGTCAAACATAAAAGAAAAATAACATTTGGGGTATTCGAGTTGTTACTTGGTATTATTTGTGCTATAAATCCATATATAAGCAAGCATTTCGATATAAACTTATTGGTTGATACAGATAATTTATTGCTTACAATAGCAGGCATATTTATGATGATTCAAGCCTTTGAGAATATAATAAAAGGGATGAATGCGAAGAAAATTATGCTATCCAAATATTTAAGAAAATGGGGATTCGATAAATGGTAAAAAAATAGAGCTTGTCATCCCGACAAACCCTATCCATACAAACCTTAAAATCTAATACTATAAAAAACACTAATCAAAATTGTTTCATATATTTCTTCGCATACTTCATATACTTTTCCTTAGCAGCTTTACGATCCTTCATACTCACCTTATTGTTCCGGCTCAATGGAGTAGAGTAAAAAGCGGATGATCTCAAGAAGTCAGTCCATTTAAGATGCTTTGGTAGCCATTTCTTTCTCTGAAATCTGAAAAAATCCTCCCGGTTTATCGTTACCAGTTTATCTTCTGACGGTAGTTCCAATAAAACCACATGATACTGTTTGTTCCAAGCCTTTTGTTTTATATCAGCCATTTTCATAGCTAGGCTCATCTTGAACGATTGTCTACGATAGGCAAACCAGTTATATAGAAATACTTTTAAATCTCTGAGGTCGGAACGTACTATGCTAATTACGGACATATTGCTATTTATTTTTGTAATACTCTGCGAATATAGGCATTGGCATATTCAATTATCGGTTTATTGGCTTAGTTGTTTTCTATACATTAAAAACTACTTTCCCCAACCATTGCTCTACTGCTGCGATTCGATGTATTTTCAGTAATAATCATCGGTATTGGCAACTCATAACAGATATAACACCCGATCATGCGAGTCATAAGAATATCATCGTGCTTACCATCTTTAGCACCGAACGATCCATTTTGCTTCTGTTCATATACACGAGCCTCATCCAATGCAGCACCATTGCGTTCCACATATCCTTTCTCCCGCAACATCACTACATAGTTGGCAATAACCATCGGTTTCGTGCTTCTGTTTGTATTGAAACCATATTTGGCAGGAATGCCCTCTTTTATCTGATCGGCAGGAGTACGGCTGTACAGGTTATCATAATACTCGGCAATAGTATCGAAGATAAATTCGTTATCATCCTCTTTGATGTCTGTGTCGTATGTATTACTTTCCACTACCAGTAAAGCATTGTTATAGAACTTGGCTATCTGAGCTGCTATCCAAATGGTAATATCCTTATCTATCTGTCCTCTCCATTCAGCCACTATCTCAGGTTTGCCTCCATACATCATCCAGTATCGGTCAATAACGGTTATCACACCAAAGTCCGCTTTATCCGATATACCTTTCTGTGGATCAAATATAACCACGTACCTGTTAGATACCTTTATTTCCGTTTCAGGAAATGCCCATATCCTGAGCCTGTTCTTTTCTTTACGCTGTATTGTTTTCGGATCACTACCCGATAAAGCTGCCAATGCCTCCCTGTCCTCCACGAAACGGATATTGGATAGAATATCCTTTCGCTTACTGTTTTGCATTTTGGCTATCATCGGAGAATAATCACCCTCAAGGTCACCGATAGCAATAGGAGTCATACAATCGGCTCTCATAGCCTCGATATGTGCTGATCGGAATGCCGGAAGCCCTGAATCTTGGAATGCTTCAATATCATCCGAAGGATATTCCTGCATCATCAGTTCATCGGTAGCCATTTCAGCTTTCTTACGCCTGTACCAATGGATATTCTCTAACGTACAATCAGGATGGTTGGCAAACAGGTTACGCTCATATTCATCCATCGACAGGATAAAGTCTATCACATCACCTTTTTCTCGCTTACCACTATGGTTATAATAGAATCCTTTCTCTATTGGTGTAGAATATCTTTCATCATAATACCATGCTAGGAATACTGGTCTGAAAACAGTCTCACCTTTCTTGGCTTTTTCCCATTGCGTATGAAAATAATCACCGACTCCATTTGCCGTACTTTCATATATTTGTACGGTTAATGGTATCAGCTTCATTGATCCTACAATACTACCTATCAGTTGGGCTGTAGTTTTCTTGGGAGTATCCGGGTAGAATGCAACCTCCGAAAAGTGTGCCAGTTTAGGGTTTTGTCCACGAACAGACTCAGGCTTTTCGGCAGATCCGATAGTGATACGGCATTTTCTCTCAGGAATATATTTAATATTTTGCGTATTCTTAAATGGAGTAATGGTATGTTTTATTCCATTAACAGGAGGCTTACATTCAATAACCTTGTCATACATTGCACGAATGTTGGTAGCACTATCTTTTACATGGGCACAGATAACACTATGCCAACTCATCATGTGTTCCGATTGTATCCACTCCATGTACAACTGAGCTTCTGTAGATAATCCCATTTGTCGGGCTTTAAGAACTATTGCCCTGATCGGTTCACCTGCCAGTCGCATTTCTTCCAACACCTCAAGGAACTTACGCTGACCTCGCTTTTGTTTAAATGGTATATCCTCTGCTGTATCACCATCCTCTATTGTTTGGTACATATAAGCATAGAACTCAAAATCATATTTTTTGCGGAGTTCACAAAAGTTTATCCAAAAGAAAATATACTCTTCCTCTGTAAGTTCTTGTTTTTGAGATTGATAAAGTTTTGCTATCGATCCATGTTTATTCAGCAGCTTACATACCTCTTCATTCATCATTGGTTCAGGAAGATACATTAAAGGTAAGGGTGCGTCCTTTATCTTCAGACACACCCTTTCGCCCACGCTACCTTCCCCTGTCAATGGATCATAAGGCTTATTTATTCGTTTATGTTTTTGGGCGTTCTCTTGTATTATGTACTGAGCATCAATCAAACCTTAAAATTTGTACTTACCGCTAAACCAATGGTAGTTTCCTCTCTTGAAATAATCATCCACAACAGGTATTACTATCGGTTTATTCCTTATGTCAATATTATATTGGTATTCGAATCCCAAATTGTGATAGAATACACCTCCACCTAATCCGACATAATCCAAAGTAGAATAAGATCCTGATATAAAAGGCTGCCACACTTTTTGCAGGTAAGTATTCTTTTGTTTCTGCATAGGAGTGAATGAATAATCCATGCCTGTTAACTTGTTATACTGAACTGTTGGATATAATAGCAATTTACCATGTTCCTTGTTATCGAATGCAGTAAGAATATAAGAGCGTTTTAGTATGTAGTCCTCAATGATAGCTGCAGTATCTACAACCTGATATACATATTTTATATCGGTTATTGTCCTTATGCTTCCCGTATCCCTGTATTGTACCTCTATTTCTTTTGTTGGTAACAGAGGTTTGTCAGGTTTTTCTTCCTTTACGGGTTCAAACTGATTATTACTTACTGATCCTGATATAGTCTCACCCTGAACATAATGAACTTCTGTTCCGATTTTTATACTAGATCTTCCCACCAAGAAGAAAATAATACTTCCGGCTGTAAAAGAAAGTAATGCAGTCAATATATACTTTCTCATAGTCCATTATCTTTTACAATTTTATCTACCATTTTTATAACAGATGCCATTGTCTTAGCATAGTTCGGATCAGTTGCATATTTAGCACCGGTATCATCCACCAGTCGCTTTGCATATTCTATAGGATCATCCTTATAAGCCCATGCGTCCGCATACATCGGTTTCTTCAATAGAGAAAGATGATCAGACAAACAATCCTCCAAGCTGTCATAAACTCGGAAGAAACGTTTTACTGAGTACCTGTACTTACCATTGCCAATAGGAACAACTGATAATACCTCTTCAGGTGCTTTGAATGTTACATTTGGTCTTGAAAATATTTCAGTAGTCTGAACCAGTTTTCGATCTCCTTTCCACGAACTTCCGACTGTGATTCCGAATATATTATTATCAATACCTCTTATTTTCCATCCTGTTTCAAGTGCAGCCTGAGCCGTTACAAAAAGAGGATTAAGAGTATTTTCAGAATCATTATCATGTAGTCTTTTAGCTGCCGGATAAATCTGCTTTACAAAATTTATTTGCTCTTGTTTAGTTACCATCCTTTTCTTCAATTTCTATTATATCTGTTTTTTTACTGAACAGCTTAAATATGTTTATCTTTACTTTCATTCCTTTAGCTTCGAAATAGTTCGAGAATATACTTTCTAATTCCACGCCGTAAATCACAAGAAGCAGGATTAATGGCAATAATTCTATGCCGAATGGTTTTCCAAAAGCGTTACCGAAAATGTAAGCAAGAATTATCCAAAGAACATAGCTGCTTATTTTATTAAGGGTTCGCTTCAATGCCCTCGATTTTCGTATAACTTCGCCTCGGTGTTTGGCTGCCCTAACACCAAAAACAAGGTCGGCTACTGTAAGTATTGCAGCTAACAGTAGTAACCATTTTGCCCATACAAAAAACTCATTCAATCCAAGCAGGAAATAATCAGTATATGTCATTACGTAAACATTATTATGTATCTCAATCATTTTATTTTAACTTTGCCTATTGGCTTGGATGCTAAAGCTGAATTCGAATGTTGGTAGCATCTTGAGAGAGTCGGGAGGTTTTTATATTGATATCATGATCAGATAAACCCCTAACATCTTCATTTCCCCTGCATACGTTGCCAATAAATCAGGAATTGAAAAGCCTGTACCATTCTTTTTGTATTTATCTCGCAGCTCGTTCGCAAAAGGCAATACAATAGCAATCGTAAGCCACATCCACCACCAAAGGCTAAATAAGTCACAAGTAAATATCGGGGCGATCAGCCACGCCCCAACATCCTTATGCACAACTTTATCAGCGTATTTCTGATAGAATGCAACAACTTTATTTTTCATTCAGTCAGATTGTTTTTGATGATGTACGCCTCTAATTCATCCTGTGTATCAAATTCGGCACAATTTGTACCATCGGGTACAAAACTTTCGGTGTT